GGGCGGCTCATAATACCGCGGCAGCGCGAGTGGGTAAAATGCAACTTAGCTTTTAATTAAAATTTATACTAATATTAAATAGAAATGCAGATCTTCGTGAAGACTCTGACGGGTAAAACCATCACACTCGAGGTTGAATCTAGTGACTCAATCGCTAATGTGAAGGCTAAAATTCAGGACAAGGAAGGCATTCCCCCAGACCAGCAGAGACTGATTTTCGCAGGAAAACAGCTGGAGGATGACAGGACCATGGCGGACTACAATATCCAGAAGGAGTCGACTTTGCATTTGGTTCTGCGACTTCGCGGTGGAAACTAATTTCATAGATAATATAAATGGCGTTCCGTGTTCAAGACCCCGTTTCTAGTCTTTTTTGGGAAGTCGATACCGGTTACCGTATTCGCCTTGGCGAAAAAGGCTCTGTATATACGCATAATTCAGATGGCTCCATTGTGAACGTCGAGACGGGCATGACTCTCCGTCTGGTTGGCAACAAGGTTGTCGAGGGAGACTGGGCCGCCTTCTGGACGATCGCAGACGGCGTCATCTCCATGGATATCGAGCATATCATCCAGTACGACGAGACGTCTTCAACCCTCCGAGTGGCGAGCACACCTGCTGTACCGTGGATCATTGTTCCAGAGGGCTCTGAGGCTGCGCCAGAGCCTGAGGTTGCCGAGCCCGAACCTGAGGTTGCCGAGCCCGAACCTGAGGTTGCCGAGCCTGAGGAGGAGGACGTGCCAGTTGCTCGGTCCGCCGCCCTTATCGAGGAGGCTTTGAATGCTCAGGCGGCTGACGCCGCCGCCGCCGCCGATGACGAAGAAGAGGCTTAAGAGAGAAAGTTCATTTGATAGTAATGGCCGACCTCGTCAAGCACGTCATCAAGTGTTTCAATTCCGCTAATACATGGAAGCCTCGCCTACCAGAATCGGTATTTGCGTTGGAGGGAATGTCAGGGTACAAGACCCGTGTATTTTACAATGAATTGTGCTCTCTCGAGTTTCCAGATCGTCAGACCGAGTACCTAGAGGTGGGTGCGTGGAAGGGTTCTACATTGTGCTCTGCTATGCATACGAATACCAAATGTAACGGAACTGTTATCGAGAATTGGGCGCTTTTTGAAGGCCCCAAGGATGAGTTTGATCATCATGTAAAATACTTTGGCTTTGAAGATCGCTTGACAATTTTTGAGGAGGATGTATTTTCATTTGATATTTCTAAATTGAAAAACCCTATCGACGTCTATTTGTACGATGGATGTCACGAGGAGATTAGTCAGTACAAGGGTATCACTCATATGTGGCCTGCTCTGGCCTCAAACGCGATTATCATAGTTGATGATTGGAACTGGCCAAACGTACGCAAGGGAACTTTTGATGGTCTCGAGGCGGTCGGAGCAAATATCATCGAGAAGTTTGAAATCATGTACACTCCAGATGGAAGTCATACCCCTATGGAAATTGCCCAGCGTGAATTTTGGAACGGAATTGCAGTTTTCGTAGTTTCAAAAAATTCTCAGTAATATTTAGACATGAGTGTACCACCCACCAAGTGGGGACCTTACTTTTGGGCCACTTTACATATAGCCTGTCTAAGTTGTCAGGATTATAAAGCCCTCGCCGAGTTTGTCGAGGGGTACATGTATATAATTCCATGCCTATCGTGTCGTCAGCACTTTGAGCAGGTGCTTGTTGAGAATCCAGTTCCAGAAACTGGGGACTTTTTCAAGTGGTCAGTAGATGTTCATAATATTGTAAATAAACGCCTAGGCAAACCAGAATTTTCATACGAAGACGCCATGGCAAAAATAGTAGGCGCGCCAGAAGAGAGCGTCGCTCAATTTGATTTTAAAATTGCCCCGGTGGTGATCGCAATGCTTGTGATTATCAGTTTGATTCTTATTTTAAATCGTAAATAGAACTAAGAGATGGTTGGTGGAATATTTCCAGGTCGGCCTTTCTCTTTTAATGTAAAGTGTATTGTGTTTACTATGCTTCTTGCTGCGGGTTACTGGTTTGCCCCCCACAAGAATCTCTGGGTCCTCGCGTTCCTGCTGTGGTTCCCATACATCTCCCTTTCGTGGTATGATTATGCTTACGCGTGTCGGGACAAGCTCGATCCTACGGTCGTACCCTTTGGCCGCATGGTTTGGCTACCCTTCAAGCCGCAGGGCTATAAAGACGAGTTCCACAAGATGGCTGACGAACAGATTCAGACCATGAATAAGGTGGATCACCTGGTGGGGTGGACCGTACTTATAGCCGCCGTGACGTGGTTCTTGGTGACCCGCAAAAAATGATGTGTAGTGCCAGTGAGAGGTCTAAAGATACCAAACCCAATTAAGATAATATGAGCTATGAACGCCTCTCACATGTCGATCATATACTCAAGCGCCCAGACACCTACGTGGGATCCCTGGCCTCCGAGTCCGGTCCTTACTGGACCAGAGCCGCAGGACGTTTTGAAATTACTAACCTTAATGTATCTCCTGGGTTGGTGAAAATCTTCGACGAGGTACTGGTCAACGCCATCGATCAGCACTCTCTACACCCTAAAAAGGTGACATCTATTGAGGTTTCTGTGGGGCAGGACGGCACCGTCTCGGTCTATAACGCCGGTTCAGGAATTCCAATCAAGAAACACGACACCGAAAAGGGTGCGGATGGCAAACCACTTTGGATCCCCGAGCTCATCTTTGGGCACCTTTTGACCAGCTCAAACTACAATGACGAGGAGCAACGCGTCACTGGTGGCCGTAACGGGTATGGTGCCAAGCTCGCCAACGTTTTCAGTTCTCTTTTCAAAATCAAAATTAGTGACGGGAAGAAGGTCTATGAACAGACTTGGACGAACAACATGAGCAAGGTGAGCCCTCCGGTGGTCACGGCTGAGAAATGTACCCCGTACGTGTCGGTCACCTTTTCACCCGACTGGAAGCGGTTCGGCGGTCAGGGTGACTTTAGGGCAATGGTGGAGAAGCGCACGTGGGACACGGCGATGTGGTGCTCAAAGGCGCAGGTATATTTCAACACGAAATCGCTCGAGGTCAAATCACTGGAAGATTACGCCCAGATGCACATCGGAAACGGTCCTATCGCCAAGATGCACACAGACGCGTTCGACATTGTCATCGGTCACTCTACCAGCGGCGCCTTTCAGCAGTGTTCGTGGGTCAATGGAATCTATACGACAAAGGGTGGAACCCACGTGGATCGCGTCGTCAAGGCGATCGTCGATGATATCTCGAGCGACAAGCGCGTGACTGTGAAGCCGGCGCAAATCAAGGCGTCCCTCTTTGTGTTTGTCCGAGCCGTGGTGATCAATCCCACCTTCTCAAGTCAGACCAAGGCTGAGTGTACTTCAAAGATTACAGATGCCATTGATTTGAAACCAAAATTCATCAAGGACATCTTGGCCACTGGAGTGCTCGACGACCTTGTTGCTCTCGGTCTCGCCAAGGTTGACAAAGAACTCAAGAAGACAGATGGGGCCAAAAAGTCGCGCATTACGGGCGTTCCGAAGCTCGACGACGCCAACTGGGCTGGTACGCATCGGTCTCATGATTGTACTCTTATTATCACCGAGGGAGACTCCGCGAAAGCTCTTGCCATTGCTGGATTGAGTGTTGTGGGACGCAATGCGTTTGGAGTTTTTCCGCTCAGAGGCAAACCGAGAAATGTGCGGGACGCCACTGTGAAACAGGTAACGGAAAATGAAGAATTTTCCAACTTGAAAAAGATCCTCGGGCTCCAGCATGGCAAAGTCTATAATTCAGTGAGAGAATTGCGCTACGGCCGTCTGATGATCATGACTGACGCCGACTTGGACGGATCGCACATCAAGGGACTGGTGCTTAACATGTTCCACGTGTACTGGCCAAAACTGATCGAGCAAGGCTTTGTAGTGTCGATGGTGACGCCCGTCATCAAGGCGGGGCGCGTCTGGTACTTTACAGAGGAGGAGTTCAAGGCGGCGGGAGCAGCAGTTTCCTCCGGAAACGTCAAGTACTACAAGGGTCTGGGCACTTCGACAAGCTCAGAAGCCAAAGAGTATTTTCAGAAAATTGATCAATTGACCGTCGCCTTTGGCCCGGATCCGACCCTCAACGAGTCCATGACTCTGGCGTTCTCCAAGGCGCAGGCCGATGACCGCAAGATCTGGCTGACGAATCACATGGCGAGTCCGCCACGAGGTATCCCGTACGGCCACGTCAAGACTCTCACCGTCACCGACTTTGTATACAGAGACCTGGCCAACTTTAGCGCCGAGGACATTAAGCGATCGATTCCACACGTTGCGGACGGTCTGAAGCCGAGTCAACGCAAGGTGATTTACGCGTGCCTGAAGAAGAATCTTACGGCCGACATGAAGGTGGCGCAGCTGGCTGGATATATCGCCGAGCAGACGGCCTATCACCACGGCGAAGCGAGTCTTCAGGGGACGATTGTGAATTTGGCTCAGAATTTCATGGGGGCCAATAACCTCAATCTCCTCGAGCCGTCTGGGCAATTTGGAACGCGTCTTGCGGGTGGCAAGGACGCAGCCTCTTCTCGTTACATCTTCACGCGCCTGAGTCCACAGACGCGCAAGATTTTCGATCCTGCCGACAATTTTGTTCTGAAATATGCGATGGATGATGGGCAGCAGGTGGAGCCAGAGTTTTACGCGCCCGTCGTGCCCATGATTCTCGTGAATGGCGCTGAGGGTATCGGGACGGGCTTCAGCTCTTATGTGCCTCCATACGACCTGGCTATTATCAAGCACAATATCATTTGCGCACTTGACCAGGTGGCGATGGTGCCCATGGTGCCGCACTTCAAAGGTTTCAAGGGCAAGGTGACAAAGACAAAGGATCACACGTGGGTCCTCGAGGGAATCGTCGCGAAAGAGGGGTCTCAGCTTCACGTGACGGAGCTGCCACCTGGTCGGTGGATCCAGGACTTCAAGGAGCACCTAGATGACTTGGTTGAGAAGGGCACCATCCAGAAGTTTGAGAATCACTCTACAGAGACGACGCCCGACTTTCGGATCTGGGGGGGCGACGGTTTGCAAGACGTCGCCAGGGAGCTTGGGCTGACCAAGACGATACACACCTCCAATATGCACCTGATCGCTCCAAATGGGGCGGTCAAGAAGTATAACAGCCCAGAGGAGATTCTCGTAGACTATCTGGAGGTTCGTTTGAACGTGTATAAGAAACGCAAGGCGTGGCAACTCAAGCAATTGGATTCTGAAATTGCGTGGCTCTCAGAGAAGGCTAGGTTCATAAGAGACGTGGCGGTGACTCCCCGGTTGTACGTATTCAATGTGCCTTTGGAACAGATTCACACGCAACTTCGGCGGGAAAAGTACGACGAGAGCCTGTGGTCCAAACTCATGGACATCAAGACGTATCAGTACACGAAGGAGGAGGTGGCGAAGCTCGAGGCGCTCTGTACAGCCAAGCGTCAAGAGCATGCGCGACTGAAGGCACTGACTGTGGTACAGATGTGGAAAAATAACCTGGGTGAAATTTAGAGATGGTCGATAACGTGATGGACCTCGAGCGCAAAGCACAGGCACCTGTGCTCGACTTTTTCAAAAAACAGATTCCACAGGCTTTTGAAAATGTTCTCAATTTTGAACGCAAAATTGAAAAAGACGTAGTGAATTTCTTTAAAAATGAAGTAAATACAATAGTCCCTCCACCCGTCAGTGCGCCTGTCGTCGCCGATGTAATTGTTTTAGTTCCAATTGAGATTAACGGATTCTATTTGCTGACTGGAAATAATTATGTAACATTTTATGCCACCACAAACAACCAAAATAGGGCCACCCTCAAGGAGGGGTGGACGGTCACTGGTGTTGTTGGAATGTCAGGTCAGCTCGTTGTCGGCGGAACCATAGACGTAAATCCAGCGATGGATTCTCGTACAGTTAAAATCACAGAATCTTCTTCAGAGCCCTATATTTGGTCATTCACCCTCCAGTCAGATACGGAACAGACGGTGGCTCCTTATCAAGCGGTCACAGGCGCGACTATTTACCCACCTGGCCAGATTGAATATACAGCCATGAAACGTCTAGGAGAGGTGTCGGGAAGTTATTCTATCGTACAGAACGTACTCAAATTTGATTTTAAAGAAGATCCTCCAAGTGGGTTCGGACCCGGGTGGACCATTGAGAATTTACAAGGGTTCAAGACTGGGTTTAGCGTCGTTTCATATAACGACAATTCCAGATATATAACGAGGCCTCGAACCTTTTCACAGGGGAAGGTTGTGAAAGGCGGCGAAACAGTTTTTATAATGGATCAATTTGCAATATTAAAACCACTCGACGGAAGCATTCCAGAAAATACGGTCAAGCCTGTGGTCACAAAGGGACTGTCCAAGGAACCGGGATTCATGAGCACCTTTGTCGCTGCCAGATTGAAGAATTTCAATTTGGGAGACGCAGACTCGCGTAAATTTCAAATTGAAATTAATCCGAACGTCCGTGGTGGTGCTTCAACTACGCCTCTCAGGGATCTCAATACAGGCTTTCAATGCGTCGATGAGGAGAAGGGGCCATACACCGACTTACAGGGAGCAGGATTCAGCGCTGGGGCTGTGATGGCGCTTCACGCTATAGGACCACAAGAGGACCACCTTCTCTTGCAAGATTTCAGCAAGTCACAGTGGAGCCCGGATTTTAAAAGACATACCAACTCCGTCATGTATCAGCGCGTCATTCCATTCCCTCCCCCGAACCCTTCATACCAGAACCAGACGATTCAGTTGGAGCTCAGACCTACCGAGCTTGGGCACCTCATCTCGAACATGTACCTGAAGGTGACCATGCCTGCTCTATCTAATGGTAACCAATACACACCCCAACTTGGGAGAGCCTTGATAAAGCAGGTGGATCTTCTGGTGAATGAGACTGTCATCGAGACCCTCTACGATGATTGGTACATCATTCGCGATCAGCTGTTCCTGGACGCCGACGAACAACTGGGAATGTTTCAGGCGGTGGGCGGGTCGAACATAAACTCACAGGTTCAGACCGATTACATCATCCCTTTAGAATTCTTCTTTTGTCGCCGAAAATCTCACAACAGACACGACGATGAGCGTCTACGCCGTCCCTACTTCCCTCTTTGCGCAATGTGGAATCAGCGAATGTATGTGCGTTTCACTTTTCAGCCCAACACGTGGTGGTGTAACGTCGCCGCCCCTCATACAACCGACTTGATCCTCCCCAAGCTCGTGACTGAAGAAATTCTTCTGGAAAATTCTGAAAAGCTCTACTACACCAACACTCCCCTCAAGTACATTGTGAATCGCGTCAAGAAAGAGTCTACACTTACATTCACCGCGGGAAATCCACAACTACAGCTCACCGCCTCCTTCCCCGTTCAAACGATCGCATGGTTCTTTAGAAATAAAAACTACGAGGACGTGACGTCGGGTCTTTATTCAGATTCACGCTACACCTACGGTTACACGACCCAGTATATCCAGACGGGCATTCAATTAAACTTTCCATCTGGTCCGTCGAATTACATCGACGTGATTGACACTGCTAAAATTACACTCAACAATGTAGACATTCTAAGCACGTTCCAGGGGTCGCTGTACTACACGTTCAAACAACCCATGGAGCATGAAATTTCAATTCCTTCAAAAAATATTTATACTTATTCATTTGGCCTCACTCCTAAGGAGTATAATCAAGGTGGATATCTCAATTTTTCAAAACTAAATTCGCAGACGACGACGCTTACACTCGTATTCAACCCAAGCTACGCAACTCAGATATCGCAGGGATACAATTTGTACATGTTTTACTATGGCTACACGCTTCTGGAGTTTCAGGGGGGCTTTGGCCGTCTTCCTTATGTTTAATATGCGCCTTCTCGAGGTATTCGACGATGCCGTTTTGGACGCACCACCTCAAAAAGTTGAGTTGGGCGCACGTCGTCGTGAACCCCTGGAAATCGACGCGCTCGGTACGACAAAAGGGATCAAAGAGCTTCTTACTGTAGCCATCCAGACTCGACTTGTAAGCGACGTGAACTGTGAAAACCTTCCCGGATGGAGTGGTATACGTCACGTGATTGTTCTTGGCATAATTGGTCACGAACCACTCGAGTTTGCGGAGGGAAATGCCTTTGCGGTGGCCCAGAATATCGTGAAGTTTTTCGCGATTCTCTGGTACATCAAAGAATTTAGAGATGCTGGTCAGAAGAAGTTCTGACTTGCTCATTAACAATTTTAAGATCAAATTCTCTAACTAAACTTCCCATGGCGCTGGGACCCTCTCCACGAGTTTAACTTGCGGCGGAGGGACTTGCGACTGGTGAAATCCACAGTAACCGTTTTCATTTGGTTGCTTGAGACATCGCTTCTTGCTCTTCAGAATTCCTTTACAGAATACACACTCTATTGCTGACGTGTCTTTCACGAGTTGATCTATAGGCAACTGATACGTTTTAGCCACAAAATTGAGCACGACGGACATTCTGAGTCCGACTCGGCGAGAAACCTCCTCTTCAATGAGTTGAAGAATCTGTTGCTCCATTGACTTGTTACTTTTGAGCTCC